CAAGCACCCTGGTGATTCGGCCTTTGGCCAGTCCACCGCAGGCCGTCACCGCCTGATCCCTGCTGACCAGATCCTTCACCTTTTCCTGCAGGAGCGCCCCGGCCAGAACCGTGGAATCCCCTGGCTGGCAACGGCTATACAGCGTCTGCATCAGGTTGCCGGGTATGAACAAGCTGAGGTGGTGCGGGCTAGGGCTAGCTCGGCGCTGATGGGTTTCATCACCAACAACGATGGTGAGCTGGTGGGTGAGGAGCTTTATGACCATGAACGGGTCAGCAACTTTGAGCCCGGCGTCTTCAAGTACCTAGCCCCAGGCGAAAGCGTCACGGTCCCGCAGCTGGATGCACCAGACGGTCAGCTGGAACCGTTCCTGCGCGTCATGCTCCGTGCCATGGCTGCCGGTGTGGGCTGCAGCTACGAAACCATCAGCCGCGACTTCAGCCAGTCCAACTACTCCAGCAGCCGCCTCAGCCTTTTAGAGGACCGCGACAACTGGCGGGCGCTGCAGCAGTACATGATCGAAAACTTCCACCGCCCTGTCTTTGAGGCATGGCTGGAAATGGCAGTCCTTAGTGGTGCCCTCAAGCTGCCGGCCTACGAAACCGACCCTGATCGCTATCGCGCTGTGCGCTTCATGCCGCGTGGCTGGGGTTGGATTGATCCGGCCAAGGAAGTTGAGGCCTACAAAGAAGCCGTGCGCTGTGGCTTCAAGACTCAAGCCGACGTGGTGGCTGAGCAGGGTGGTGACCTTGAAGAACTGCTCCTTGCTCGCAAAGCTGAGGTGGATCGTGCTGAAGAGCTAGACCTCTACTTCGATACCAATCCAGAAAACGAACACGAAGCAATGGAGGATCCTGAGATGGAACCTCAAGAGGCAATTCAAGAAAGCGCAGATAATCTAGAGGACACCACTGATATTGAGTCAAGCGATGGACCAATCGCGTGATTATGACGGTCAGCGGCTGACTCGTGCTGAGGCAGTTGACCTTACCGTCAGCGAGGACGAACTCTCAATCGAGTTCCCGTTCAGCTCTGAGTATCCAGCTGCTCGTTACTTTGGAAACGAAATCCTTAGCCATGACCGGAGCGCGGCAGATTTAAGCCGCCTGAATGACGGTGCGCCGCTGCTTTTTAACCATGACCCCAACAAGGTCATTGGCGTAGTGGAGCGGGCTTGGATTGATTCACAAAAGAAGCGGGGTTACGCCAAGGTCCGCTTTAGCCGCAACGCTTTTGCCCAAGAGGTGCTTGCGGACATCCAAGATGGGATCATGCGTAATGTCTCTTTTGGCTATCAAATCAACAAGCTAGAAGAGCGTGGTGGTGGTGATTTTGTTGCCACTTCTTGGACGCCTTACGAACTAAGCGCAGTTAGCATTCCTTTAGACCCCACGGTCGGCGTCGGGCGTGCTCTCGACGCTCAACCTGCGGCCCCCGCCGCAACACCTACCCCCGAAACAGAACCCGAGGTTCCGATGGAAAACTCCACCGACTTTGCGGCGGTGCGGGCTGAAGCGGCTGCTGAAGCTGCCAAGGCTGAGCGTGCTCGCATTGCTGGCATTACTGCCCTGACTGAAAAGCACGGCATGGCTGATCTGGGCCGTCAACTGATTGACGGTGGCCGCAGCCTTGATGAAGCCCGTGCTGCTGTCCTTGACAAGCTGGAGATCAAGCCCGCTGAGGCTGTTGCTCCGGTTGACATGGCTCCTGCTGAGCGTGCCAAGTACAGCATCACCGCTGGTATTCGTGCCGCTCTGTCTGGCGACTGGTCTTCCCGTGAAGCCGGCCTGGTGCGTGAACTGAGCCAAGAGGTGCAGCGCACTTCCGGCATGAGCGCCCGCGCTGAGAAGAGCTTCTTTGTTCCTTTCAACGCTCTGACCCGTAGCACCTACGTCACGTCCAGCGCCTCCACCGGCGGCGACATTGTTGCCACCGACCTGCTGGCTGATGAGTTCATCGAGTATCTGCGCAACAGCTCGCTGATGCTGGCCCTGGGCGTGCGCACCATGCCTGGCCTCGTGGGCAACGTGGACATTCCTCGCCGCTCCGGTGTGGCCTCGACCTACTACCTGAGCACTGAGACCACCGCCATCACTCAGTCGGAGAGCACCTTCGATCAGGTCGCATTGTCCCCGAAAAATTTGGCGGCCCTGTCGAAATACTCCCGCCAAATGCTCCTGCAGGGCACCCCTGGTATTGAGGAGCTGGTGCGCCGCGACCTCACCGATGGCCTGAACCTGGCCCTTGACCTCGGCATCCTGAACGGCTCTGGCTCCAGCGGTCAGCCCACCGGCATCCTGGCTACCTCCGGCATCGGCTCGGTGGCCATGGGCACCAACGGTGGCGCCATCACCCTTGAGAAGCTGGTGGACCTTGAGACCGAGGTGATGATCGACAACGGTGCGGTCAACCGCGACTCCGTTTCTTATGTCACCAACGCCAAGGTGATGGGCGCCCTGAAGAAGCTGCGTGCTGGTGGTTCCACCACTGGTGACGGCCCCTTCCTGGTGAACGCTGTGGGCAACACCCTCGGCCGCGGCCCGGCTGGTTCCGAGATCAACGGCTACCCCATTGCCGTCACCAATCAGGTTCCCTCCAACCTGACCAAAGGCTCCAGCAGCGGCGTTTGCTCTGCTGTGCTGATGGGTGACTTCAGCCAGGCCATGGTTGGCTTCTGGGGCAATGGCCTTGAGATCACCGTTGGTGAGGACCAGGATGACTTCTCCAAGGCCCTGACCAGCGTTCGCGGCATCGTCTCCTACGACGTGGCAGTTCGTCACGCCGAGAGCTTTGCTGCCATCAAGGACGTGACCACCTGATAAGGAGCCGGGGGCGGGCAACCGCCCCTTTTTTCTTCCATGAAAGTTCTTGGACTGCGGAACTGCTGGGCTGGTGATGTTCTCGTTGAAGAGGGCAAAGTCACTGAAGTCCCAGATCATGCCGCACAACAGTTGATCCGTATGGGCAAGGCTGCCGAGGCACCTGCTGAAGAGCCAAAGCCAAAGGTCACACGTAAGCCCAAAGCTGATGGCACTGTCTGAAGACCTCAATCAGTTCTTGAACGACTTCGGCCTCAGCTGTACCGCTGGGGCTGTTTCTGCATTGGGCATCTTGGATATGCCTGGCCGCGTGTTGGCTGCTGATGGGATGGTGATCAGCACTGATTACGTGTTGACCGCTAAGGCAAGTGACTTTGGCGCACTGCTGTATGGCGACGCATTAACTGTTGCTGGTGTCAACTATCAAGTGCGTGAAGTGCTGAAGATTGATGATGGTGCATTTGTTGAAATTAGCCTGACCAAGCTTGCGCCTGATAGCCCAGCTGTTGGCTCTCAACCCCGCGAATGGGGCCTTGGTGATTTGGCTGACGTTGATTTGACGGAGCCACAGCAAGGTGATGTGCTGATTTACAACGGGACTAAGTGGGTTGACGCCAATACCATTGATGGAGGAGGTGCCAGCTGATGAGCACAAGTGGGCAACGGATTAGGTTGCGGCGCGACACGTCCGCAAATTGGACTGCTACCAATCCCGTTTTGCTTTCCGGTGAGCCCGGTTATGCGACCGACACAGGCTCCTTCAAAATTGGCGATGGCATAACGCCATGGAACAACTTGCCCTATGCCAATGGCTCTCGCTTGCAAGACCTTACGGATGTGCTTGCGTCTAGCAAGGTTGACGGCAGCGTTTTGTACTACAGCAGCAGCAGCCAAAAGTTCTTGGCCGATGCTTTGGAAACTAAACTGACCTTAACAGATGGAGGCAACTTCTAATGGCCAACACCTTACGGATTAAGCGCAGTACAACTACTGCGACTCCTTCGTCCTTGGCCAATGCTGAGTTGGCCTATTCGGAAAACAGCAACAAGCTGTTCATTGGTGTTGGCACTGGCGGTGCAGGTGGCACGGCGTCCACCATCGTTGCTATTGGCGGCACGGGTGCATACACCACGCTTGATACCACTCAAACCGTAAGCGGCAACAAAACCTTTACAGGCAGCGTTGATCTGACTGGTGCAACGGCAACTGCTGCCACGCAACTGACGGCAGACAGCAGCACGAAGATTGCGACCACTGCGTTTGTTAAAGCGCAGAGTTATCTCACCGGCAACCAGACGATCACGTTTTCTGGTGATGCCTCCGGCTCCGGCACCACCTCGGTCACCCTGACCCTGGCCAACAGCGGCGTCACCGCCGGTACCTACACCAAGCTCACCGTCGATGCCAAGGGCCTAGCCACTGCCGGCACCACGCTTAGCGCCACCGACATCCCGACGCTGACGGCCGCCAAGATCAGCGACTTTGATACCCAGGTGCGCACCAGCCGCTTGGATCAGATGGCGGCCCCCACCGCCTCGCTGTCGGTTAACAGCCAGAAGATCACCAACCTGGCCACGCCAACCTCTGACACCGACGCTGCCACAAAGGCGTATGTAGACGCATCCCGCAGCGGCCTCGACGTAAAGGCAAGCGTCCGCGCTGCCACCACCGCCAACATCACGCTGTCTGGCACGCAGACTATCGACGGTGTGGCGGTGATCGCTGGCGACCGCGTGTTGGTCAAGGACCAAAGCACGGCCAGCGCCAACGGCATCTATGTAGTTGCGGCCAGCACTTGGTCTCGCTCGACTGACGCCGACACCGACGCGGAAGTCCACGCCGGCATGTTCACCTTNNNNCCACGCCGGCATGTTCACCTTCGTTGAAGAAGGGACGGTCAACGCCGACAGCGGCTGGGTGCTCAGCACCAACAACCCGATTGTCGTCGGCTCCACTTCGCTTACTTTTGCCCAGTTCTCCGGCGCAGGCCAGATCACCGCTGGCGCAGGTCTGACAAAGACCGGCAACACCATCGACGCCGTTGGCACCAGCAACCGGATCACGGTCAACGCCGACTCCATCGACATTGCCTCTACCTATGTCGGTCAAACCAGCATCACCACGCTGGGCACCATCACCACCGGCACCTGGAACGGCACCACGATTGCCGTTGCCAACGGCGGCACCGGCGCCACCACCCTGACCGGAGTGCTGAAGGGCAACGGCACCAGCGCCTTCACCGCTGCGGTGGATGGCACCGACTACCTGAGCCCCAACGCAACCATCGACGGCGGCACCTTCTAAGGCGCTCCGCTGTCAGTCCCGCCTACATAGGCATCACAGGGAAGGCACATGCCAAACGTAATTAAGATCAAGCGCTCGGCCGTATCAGGCAAAGCCCCTGCTGTTGGCGACCTTCAACTTGGTGAATTAGCTGTCAATACATTTGACGGCAAGCTCTACACCAAAAAGGACAACGGCACCGCCTCCATCGTCGAGATCGGCGCCGGCGGCAGCGGCACTGTCACCAGCGTTGCGACGGGCACCGGCCTGACCGGCGGCCCAATCACCACTAGCGGCACCATCTCTCTGGCCAACACTGCCGTCACGGCCGGCAGCTACACCAACACCAACATCACCGTTGACGCGCAAGGCCGCATTACGGCAGCAAGCAACGGCGCCGCTGGTGGCGTCACCTCCTTCAGCGCCGGCACCACCGGCCTCACACCCTCCACCGGCACTACCGGCGCGATCACCCTGGCCGGCACTCTCGCCGTGGCCAACGGCGGCACGGGGGTCACCACCAGCACCGGCTCTGGCAGCAACGTCCTCAGCACCAGCCCAACGCTGGTGACCCCACTGCTGGGCACGCCCACCTCTGGCACGCTCACTAACTGCACCGGCTACACCTTCGCCAACATCGCCAGCAAGCCCACAACGCTGAGCGGCTACGGCATCACGGACGCACCGACCACGACCGGCACCGGAGCCTCCGGCACCTGGGGCATCAGCGTTACTGGCAGCTCGGCTAGCTGTACGGGCAACGCAGCTACGGCAACATCCGCCGGCAACATCACTGGCGGCAACTTGACTGGCGACTACCAAGTCACCCAAGGAATCGGCCTCAGATTCGGCCACTCGTCTCAGACGGACTCAAACGACGGTTTTATCTCCGCCGGGCGTTTTGCTTCGGGCCTCAACATTGTCGGCACCCAAACGTCGGGAGGGACTGGTCGTCAAGTGCGAGTGTGGGGCTCGTTGATTGACAGCGGTGGAACCGCTTACGTTCTCAACTCGGGCACCTGGGGCATCAGCATCACCGGCAGCGCCGGCTCAGTGGCGTTCTCCAACGTCACCAGCAAGCCAACCACCCTGAGCGGCTACGGCATCACCGACGGCACCTCAAACGCCGCCAACGGCTGCATCACGCTGAACAACCAAACTATCAGTGGGAATTACACCTTCACCGCTGGCCAGAACGGCGTCAGCGCAGGACCGATCACAATTTCGGCCGGCGTCACCGTAACGGTCACCTCTGGCTGTGGGTGGGCGATTGTTTGATCACCCCTCGTTGATCCCCAGCCGTTGTTTTTCCTGCCGCTCAAACACCGCCGCTGTATCCATTGACATCTTGTAGCTCTGCGTAATCACCTGATTCACAACGTGATAGGTGACATCCAGCTCCTCGCAGATTTGCGGCACGGTCCACCCCTCATTGCGCAGCCGCTGAATCTCCGGCACCACCTCGCTCAAAGGCCGCGGCTGCACCACCTTTTTTGCCGTCGGCATAGGGCACACAGGCTCTTGTTGCTGCAGCTGAATGTCCGGCGCGGCCTTGCGAGTAGCCATCTAAGTAACGACGCAACTACCTCAGATTAGCCGTACCAACGCGCCTACACTGCGTATAACGCCAGCCCGGCAATGATCGGAATCATCCGTATCTACGCCGAGTTCGCGCCGGAGATCCCGGAGTCCACTCGCCCCCACCCTCGGGAGCTGTTCAAAGTCATCGACTGCGAGCCCCACCTCGTCCCCGAGATCCGCCGCCGCCTGAAGCGCCAGGGCTACAACATCATCTGCGTGCCCCTCTGATGGCCCCCACCCTCGTCTCCACCCTCGGAAGCGCAACCGCCAACAGCTACCAGGCCGTCGCCGACGCCACGGCCTATTTCGACAACACGCTGTTCTCCACCGAGTGGGGCGCCCTCAACGCCGACACCAAAGCCCGCGCCCTGATCTCCGCCTGCGCCTGG